GCTAATCCTGTACCTGCTGTGTATGTACCTGCACCACTAAACTGTGTCCAAATAACTGGACTTGTACCAACTGTAGTAACAGGGTCAGTCATTACCCAACCAGTATTATCATATACTGTACCTGCAGTAACGAATGTGAAGTCACCGCCTGCCATTTCAGTAGGAGTGTTGAAGTCATCTGCACGTGTTAACACTGTTGCACTCGTTCTTACATAGATACCGTTATTTGCAGTAGTTACTTCATCCTTAACAAGAATACGCATACCATCTGACAATGTGACACCGTCAATAGTTGTGTATGTTCCTGTTGTTGTCAATGTTGCGCCAACTCCACTTGTACCGTTATTATATGTAACCGTACCGCCTGAAATACTTGCTAATGTAGTTTGAGTGGCTGCATTACAACTATCGTGTGTATGTAGACCTTGAGCAACGTCATCAACGTATTGTTTAGTTGCCGCATCATTGCTTGCTACTGGAGACGCAACGTTAGAAATTATAAAGTTACCAACGTTAACTGTACCAGTTCCTGTAGGAGTTAAGTTGATGTTTTGGTTAGAGCCAGTTGCTGTAATTGAGACACTTTGTGTTCTACCAACAATCAAATCTGTTACTACGTTTGCATTAGATACGATATTACCGATTGCTGTAATTAGTCCGCCGGTTATTAAGTTGCCACCTGATACGTTACCAGTAGCAACAATTAAACCACCTGTACCCAAGTTACCAACGTTAGCATTACCGGTTGCAGTTAATAAACCACCAGTAACAATATTTGCACCCGTGATGTTACCAGTAGCATTTAATAAACCACCAGTAACAATATTTGCACCAATAACATTTCCTGATGCAGAAATTGCATTTGCAACTAAAAGACTTGTAATGTTTGCTATATTAGATTTTATTTCACCTGTTGTTGCCAACACATTCCCGGTAGCATTTATATTGACAACAGAAATATTACCGGTTGTACCAATGTTAGCGGCAGAAACATTACCGGTTGCATTAATGTTACCGGTTGCATCTATACTTCCACCTGTGAATAAGTTAGCACCAGTGATATTACCCGTCGCAGTAATTATTGCAGTACCAATGTTACCTATATTAGCATTACCTGTAACACTTAGACTTGCTAATGTACCAGTGCTTGTGACATTTGGTTGTGCTGCCGTAGTTAATGTTCCGGTAATCGTTGTGAATACTCCATTGGTTGCACCAATGTTACCAACGTTAGCATTACCTGTAACACTTAATGCACCGCTAGTAACTAAATTTCCACCAGTGATATTACCTGTAGCAGTAATTAAACCACCGGTGCCTACATTACCAATGTTAGCATTAGCTGTAACTGATAATGATGCTAGTGTTCCTGTACTTGTAATATTTGGTTGAGCCGCTGTAGTTACAGTACCTGCAGTAGTTGCGGCACCACTCAATGCACCAGTGAATGTTGTGGCAGCTACGTTACCAGCAGAGATATTACCAGTTATAGATAACACTCCGGTTGTTTTGTCAAAAGTAAAACCAGTGTTACCACCTAATGAGCCAGCGTCATTAAATTGAATTTGTGTATTAGAGCCACCTGGGGTCGCACTATCAGTATCCCAATATACGTGTCCGTTACCTCCGTATGATTTAAGTACTTGACCATTAGAACCGTTGGCAATAAAAATATTGCCTACTGGTCCTAAGTCAACGTTACCGATAGCAACGAAAGAACCGTTAAATGAACCGTATCCTCCGTTACTATTCAGAACGTTAAAGTTTCCGTTTGTATCAACGAATAGTGTTGACTTACCGGCTGGCGGGTTGGGGACATTTGCACTTGCTCTTTGTAGTAAAATCAGCATAATTTTTTCCTATTATATTATATTTATCTCTTTATCATTTAATACTGTATTTTTACAATATTATGGGCTATAATTCAATATTGGGTATGCACTTAATATCCAACCACGTGGAGTATTATAGTATACCAATGTTACCGCAGAATCATTGACTCCCAGTACATACGCATTAGCATCACCCAATATATTAGATCCGTTTCCACTAATTGATATTGGGCTTAGATAGGCATTACCTGTACCGTCAATGATTGTTACTTGATCTCCAAAACCAACATTAGCGGCTGATGGTAACAATACTGTTCTGGATACTGTTGTATCTACAATATATGATTTACCAACTTCCATTTGAACATTATTAGATGTGACTGATTCGAACAAGGCTGCAGGATCTGCTGTACCTACTTCAATCAATTCACCATCAATTGTAAAATCACCGTTGATTGTAATTGTATTTGCAAATAGACCTTGAAAGTTATCATTAACTATGTATGATTCACCGTTAGGAATAAGATAGGGCATTGGGCCTGCACTATTACTGACTGATTCGGGTACTGCAAATGTCAATACTCCATTACCGTCAGTTTGTAAGAATTGACCGTTTGCACCACCTGTAATAACGATGTTTGCTACGTTACCTAGATTTGCATCGAGACTTACTGTTATGGCATCAGTGGTAATATTGCCAGCAGAATCAATGATAACAATGTTAGCATTTGATCCTACTGCGAATCCACCTAGCGAACTTAAGGGTTTTTGTGCCATTTTTATTCTTTACTAGTTATTAAATTGTTCTGAACTGTGTTGTCCAAACAGTACTGTTAGTACTTGCCGGGGTTACTTGCAATTCAATGTTACTACCATTCAATGCAACACTTAGTGTTCCAGTTGATAATCCACCAACTAAAACTGTTCCATATGTTGCGTAATCTGCAACAGTTGTTCCGTCCGTAACTGCTTGAACAGTTGTTACAGAGTATTTACCACCGGTTGCATCTACACCTTTAACTAAGAACTCTACACCAGTTATACCAGAAACTGCAACACTTGCAATTACTTGACCTGCAGTAATTGCAGTTGTTGTTGCTGTTCCCCACTGAATGTTAGTGTTACCTAGTGTTACAAAAGTAGAGATGTTTGCAGTATTAGACTGAACTACACCAGCAGTTATTAAATTAGCGCCGGTTGTATTACCTGATACTGATAAGTATCCATTGACATTTGCACCAGTACCTGTGAATATAACAACATTTGCATTACCGGCTACTGAGAATTCAATATTGCCATTAGCATTTGGAATACTTACATTACTATTACCATTACTGATACTTGATACACTGATTGTAGCGAATGATAATCCACCAGAACCATTTGTAGTTATAAATTGACCATTAGAACCACCAGTAATTGTAACATTACTAATTGGGCCTAAGTTACTTGTGCCAACCATTGACAATGTGCCAATGTTTGCAGTACCAGTTGTTGTTATATTGCCAGTAGTTAAGTTACCTGTAACATTTGCAAATGCACCAATATTTGCATTACCAACAGTTAACAAATCTACAACTACATCATACGTGAATGTTGATGCGTCAACTAATTGTCCACCTGTATTAGAGAATGTAACACGACCATTTGACAAGTTGTTAGAAGTTAAGTTTGCCGCTATTAAGTTAGCAGTAAAGTTACCCTGACCAGTTGTTATTCTGTCCCAGAATGAATCATACAATAGATTTGCATTGTCAACCAACAAACCATTTGTATCAGCAAACGTTATACGTCCGGAAGTCAATGATGTTACTGTAACGTTTGGAGAGTTAACTAATGTTCCAGCATTTATGTTTGCTCCAACGTTAGCGTTACCAACAGTTAATAAATCACCTATTGCGGCATATGTAAATTGTGAATCACCTGCTAATAAGCCACCTGTACCAGCAAATGTAACGTGTGTTGCTGTTAATGCATTTGATGTTAGGTTACCTGCAATAACATTACCAGTTAAATTAGCATTAACAGTTGATAGTGTATCAGTTATGAATGTTAGATTAGTACTGTCTGTTAATATACCAGCAGTACCAGCGAATGTAACACGTGTTGATGTTAAACCATTTGATGTTACATTGCCTGCAACCAAACTAGTTGTAATATTTGCAGTATTTGAACTTAATGCATTATTAGCAGTAATATTATTAGCAGTAAAGTTTCCAGTGAATCCAGAATTTCCATTAACTGTTAAGTTACCAACTGATAAGTTACCTGTAATATTACCTGTATTAGCACCAAAGTCATTAGTGATACTTAAGTTGTTAGTAGTACTATTACCTGTTACAGATAATGATCCTACATTTGCTGAGGTTGTAATAGTTAATGTATTAGAAGAAACTAATCCATTAGAAGCAATGTTATTGACTAATACATTGCCTGTTAAATCAATACTTGTACCAATTGCCGCACCAATGTTTGGTGTTGTAAACTGTGCATTAGCTTTAACAACAATGTTACCACTGCTTATTTCAGTTGTAATGCCATCAACGTTTGCCGTGAATAATGTGCCATTTAATGCAATACCGTTAGCCGCTTGATATTGACCACCACCAGAAAACTGTGTCCATACTACAGGAGTTGTTCCAACTACTGTAATAGGTGCTGTTTGTACCCAACCTGTATCAGCCAATGTTGCACCAGTACTAATGAAAGTAAATGATCCATCAAATTCTGCCGCTACGTTCATATCTAATGAACGAGTTAATACGAATGCTGTGCTTCCGTTACCTGCAGTTGTTAATGTGTATATACCATTATAAGGTGCATTGCCGGCTGTTTCATTCTTAACAAGAACACGTGTTCCTAAAGTTGATATTGTTTCACCGTCAACAACTAATGCACCGTTTGCACTTGCAGTAATAGTTGCTCCGACACCTGCTGTACCGTTATTATAAGTATATGCTGGTAATGCTGCCGCAGTACCTACATATACTGAAGCTTTGATGTTTAATCCTTGTGCTACAGCATCAACGTATTCTTTTGTTGCCGCATCAAAATCACTTGTTGGTGTTGCAAGACTTGTGATTCTTACATTACCTACATCAACTGTACCAGTACCAAAAGCGTGTAAGTTAATGCTTGTATTACCGGCTTGTTCAGAATAAATGTCTAATGCACCTGTTTTAGATGTTAGTGTTGTAGAATACAATGCACCTGCATTGACGTTACCATTAGCATCAATGTAACCTGTTACGTTTGCACCAAGTTCAGATACAACGATGATGTTAGCAAAACCATTTGCGCTGAAAGCGATGTTAGCATTTGAGAATATTTGTATATTTGATGTACCGTTCGCTAATATACCATACAAGTAATTAGCATTAACAATATTTGCACTTACGTTACCAGACGCAGTAAAGTGATTAGCTTCGGCTAAATTACCTAAGTTAGCATTTAGTGCTGTTAAGTTACTACTGAAGTTACCATAACCTGTAATGTTAGCACCAGTTGGTGTCAATACTAATGTTGTGTTACCACCTGATACTAAATTAATATTACCATTGTTTGTGATGGCTATGTTTGAATTTCCGTTTGCTAATGTACCTGTGAAGTAATTAGCTGTAACCAAGTTACCCAAATTAGCATTACCAGCTGAAATATTACCTGATACACTGAATGAATTAGCATTTAGTGTAAAGATGTTTGCAATATTTGCAATCAAAGTGTCTGTTACATTGGCATTTGCAGTTGTCAACAACGTTGTTATGTTAGCAGTGTTTGCTGTTAATAATGTAGCAATGTTTGCAGTATTTGCTGTTAAAACATTAGTGATGTTAGCATTAGCAACTATTAGGTTACCAGAAATATTAGCAAAGTTGGCTGTTATTAAGTTGCCTAAATTAGCATTACCAGATGTGATAGTACCGTTAATATTTGCTACGTTTGCAAGAATTGTTCCTAAAACGTTAGCATTGTTAGATTGTAAGTTACTAGTAACTTGTAAGAAATTAACAATTGCATAGTTACCTAAGTTAGCATTACCTGTAATCAAGTTTGCACTAACGTTAGCGTATTGTGTTTCTAAGAACTGGGTGATGTTTGCATTACCTGCATACAAGTTACCAGTTATGTTTGCTGAGTTTGCATTAATATTACCAGAAATATTTGCAGTGTTTGCGGTTAATATTCCAAAGTTTGCATAGTTTGCTGTTACTAAGTTACCTAAATTAGCATTTAGTGTAATAATATTACCAGAAAAGTTTGCTGTATTACCAGAAATTTCTAAGTTAACAGCTAGATTATTTGTTGTAGTATTACTTGACACACTAACAAAGTTAGCAGTAGCTAAATTACCTAAATTAGCATTTAATGCAGAAACGTTACCACTGAAATTACCAACGTTGCCGTTTAAGTTTTGAGTGATATTGGCAGTGCCAGTAACATTTAATGTATTCGTAGCATAATCAAACGTGAAGTTTGCGCTTGCGCCAAAATTGTTACTACCATCATTGTATTGGATCTGTGTATTTGCGCCGGCTGCTTCTTGTAGATCCCAAGGATTACCGTTAGCATATAATAAATTGTTTGTACGAACATTGCCGGCTTGCATTGTATCAGTAACATTAACATTACTTGATACGTTAACAAAGTTAGCTGTTGCTAAATTACCTAAGTTAGCATTTGTTGATATGATGTTACCATTAACGTCTAAATAACCAACTACGTTTGCGCCATTAGTTGTAATTACTAGAGTTGTGTTTCCACCAGCAGTAACATTAACGTTACCGTTTGCTACGGGGATACTTAAATTACTAGTACCATTACTTACACCTGATGTGTCGATACCAGATAATTGACTACCATTACCATAAAGATAACTAGCAGTGATATTACCACCAATAACTACTTGACCAGATCCATTAGGATTAATATTTAAATTTGCATTTGCAGTAGTACCAGCAATATTAGAACCTGTAATTTCAATATTGCCAATGTCAGTACCGCTTGGTAAATTTGTTACACCAGTTAAACCAATGTATCTGTAACCAACGATATACAGAACTTTACCAGCAGTCAATGCCGCAGGGATAGTTTCACCGATGAAGTTTAATACACCAGATTCATAATTGTAATAGTATTGACCAGTACCACCTGAACCATCAGCAAAGATTTGTGTACCTGTGCTTGTTGGGTTTGCGGCACCTGTATCGTCAACCCAGACTTGAACTACATAAGTTGCACCAAATTCTTGTGGAATCCAGTTAGTTAATTGTGTTTTCCAAGTTGGGTAAATGCCGCCAACTGGTACTGTTGTGTTATCTGCAATACATTCTACAGCGTTTGCACCAACATATGCCTGAACAATATTAGCTACTGCGGCTGCTGGATTGGGAATTGCATTCGCTTGTGTCCAAGCGGTGTCACCGCGATTTAATGCGGGACTAGGGATTGATTCGTTACTAGGACTTTTATTTTGTGCAGTGTCAGTTTTAGTGACACCGAAGGCTTGTTTATATAATAGGTCAACGATTTGTGCTTGTGATACGGCCATGATTAGTTACTCGCAGTTTGTAATGATAATGCAGTCACCGATTGACCGCTTGTTAGTGCTATCCTAACATAAATTTCGTTTGTTGCAGTACTAGAACTACTTACAGTACCAAAAGTAGCAGTTACCGACTTATTTGTTTGTGCAGAATTTAATGGGGCAACACCTCCTAATGCACATCCATCAGATCCGTTACCACCTGAGCCAATGTTTTGACCAGGAGCGCCTGAACCTGCATATGCAACACTCATATCTATCCAGCCGTTAGCGCCAGATGTTGAGTCAATGATACTTCCCGGTAATGCTACCCACATACCAGCAACTGTGCCAGTCCATTTAACATCAAATTTAGAAACTGATGTTCGAACAATCTTAAATGTAAAGTATTGTGTGCCAGCACGACCTGAACTTAAGTTAGGTCCAACTGGTAAATAACCAGTTGAGTAATTAGTCTGATCGTGTTTTAGTATATTTGCAACTACTGTTGCATCGTATACTTCTAATGTACTTGATTGGCTGTTGAAGTTTGCTTCACTACCAGTGAATGTAGGTGTATTACCTGAACCCGGGTTATCAATTCTAACTGCTAAACCAGATCCACTACCAACCGTTGATCCAACGAATACGTTTGCTTCTTCAATTCTAGTAGCACTACTTACAGTACCTGTTTTGTATAACACGTTTGCTCCAGGACTAAATGATTGTGTTCCAGTAGCATAACTGTTTAGTGCGCTTAATGAAGGTGCACCAGAACTTGCGCCAAATCCAGAAATAATTGTTGAGTTTGTATTTGCTGTTAAGCTACCAGAGGCAACATATAAGTTTTGTGCTAAAGGTGTACCAACACCTGCTGTTGTGTATGTAACGCTTGTAGGAGTACCAAAAGCACCACCTGCAGTTCCAGTAACAAATGTATCACTTACTGGGTACATATTACCTGATAAACGATTTACGTTAAATGCCAAGTTAAATGCATTTGTGTTATCATAGTGAGGAACTGTACTTGAATAAGCATAGCTTGGTGATACCGGTGCATTAATACTTGTTGAACTAAACTGTGGTGTACCTGGGGCACTTGAGTCATAGAACCAGAAAGGAATATTTGTGTTTGTTGCGGCACTGTCAGCAATGTACACTTCGTTCCAACCCTGAGTTACTGTTCCGCTGGCTCTAGCAGAGAATACACTCCAGAAGCCAGCAGGAATATTTGCATTAGCAACATTGTAATCATAGTTATTAAATATAACCAAATTACTATAAGTTCCGTTACCGTCAAGATTTGCAGTTAGTGTTCTAGAACCTGCAAGTGTACCATTTAGATATGTAGCAATTGTTCCGCTATCTCCGGGGCCCACTGTAGAAATATTTGATGTTGTATAGCCACTTGCTCTTAGTACGCTTGACACTGTAGTTCCACCGGCTACACCTTTGTTCGCACCTGATGTATTATCAGTCTGTGTATAGTTAGCCATACGGAATGTTGACAAACCAGTAATACTTAATGTTTGTCCACCCGGGAAACTTGATGGAGAATTAGGAACTAGTTTGCCTAATACGTTATTCAATAATGCAATAGCATTTGATACCGATGAACTGTTTGTTAGTGTTACTGCATTACTTACTAGATTACCTTGGGTTGGATCACCCAATTGTAAACCTGTACTACCACCTACTTTATTTGCAATAACTACTAATCCAGTACCATTTGGAGCCAAGTTTAAGTTAGCATTACTTGCTGTTGCAATGACACCGTCTTCAATTGTAACGTTACCTGTAGTAGTAAGATTTCCATCAACTGTTGCCCTATTGTTAGAAACAACGAATACGTTTGCTTGACCACCAACACCAAATAGAATATTACCATCTATGACAGGGATACTGATATTTGAAGTACCATTACTTAAACCTGATGTGTTTAATCCTGTTAATTGACTACCGTTACCAATAAAGAAGTTACCAGTAACATTACCAGTTGCACTAACTTGGCCGGCTGTTGTAATATTTCCACCAGAAACATTGCTTGTAGCAGATACAATACCACCTGTGAATAAGTTAGCACCAGTTATATTTCCGGATGCAGTAATTAACGTTGTACCAATATTTCCAATATTTGCATTACTTGATATATTTGCAAAGTTAACTATTAGTAAGTTACCAGCATCAACATTACCTGCAACTAAGTTACCAGTTAAGTTACCAGTAGTACCGTAAAAACCAGTAGCACCAATATTGCCAACGTTGGCATTACCTGATACACTTAAATTTCCTGTGACATTTGCACCTGTACCACTTACAACCAATACGTTTGCGTTACCGGTTGACGATATTTCTATGGCACCGTTCGCTACAATAATTATATTAGAGTTACCGTTTATAAAGTTACCGGTAAAGTTATTTGATGTAGTGAGATTTCCTAAATTAGCATTTAGGGCAGTAAGATTACCGGCAAAATTACCAAAATTACCTGTAACGTTGCCTGTATTACTGATGACGACATTCGGCGATTCCCCGATAGAGAAACCGCTTACCGAATTAAATGGTTGTAGTGCCATGTTATTATCCTTGTTATATTATATTTATCATTAGGGTCAAATATCATACGATTGAATTGATATTTTGTGTACTATATTATTGTTCGTTGTCGGTGTGACATACAGAACAAATTGTGGTGTAACAGAAATATTACCCGGCAAATAAGCCATTGAATAGTACCCTGTAGCACCGTTAACAGCTAATGTGCTGTATTCATTGTATTGGTAAGCCTCTCCTAAAAAGATTGAAGATATTTTACTTACCTGTCGTGTGTTTGCAGTTGTGTCAGTTGCGATGATTGTAAAATCTGCACCTGATATTGTATCCGCTTCAATAGAATACAACTCTTGTGTTGCGTTGCTACTTGTTATCGCAAAGAATACATTAGACCGAGAAAAAGCGTAAACACCTGATCCCAACGTTAATGCATTCGCAATTAAATTACCAGCGACCTGAACATTGTTGGTGTTTTCATTAAATGTAAAGAAAGAACTACCATTAAACACGCCCTGGTCATTGTATTGTACTTGTGTATTAGAACCACCAGGTGTTCCATTTCCACCGCCACCTCCACCTGCTGTCCAACTTAAATTACCTGCACCATCAGTTGCTAATACATAACCATTTGTTCCACCCTGAATATGTAAATTAGATACTGAACCTAAATTTATATTTGGAGACATTGTTGCATTAATATTACTTGATGCTGTTAGTACTCCAGTGATATTAGTTGTGTATAAATTTGCAGTAGTGTTGACTGTTAATACGTTTGAAATAGAAACAGTGGTTGTGTTAATAGTAGGTACCGCTAATACATAACTGAATGGATTAAACGTGAGGTTTGCGCTTGCGCCAAATACACCATTATCATTAAATTGAATCTCAGTTGTATTACCACCTGGTGTACCATTCCCGCCACCTCCACCTGCACTCCAACTTAAATTTCCTGCACCGTCCGTGCGTAAGAAATATCCGGCAACACCGCCACTGATATGTAAATTAGCTACAGTACCTAATGTAACATTTGGTGCAGCCGTAAAGTTTACGTTACCAAGAGAAGTAATAGTACCTGTATTAGTTACAGTAACTATACCTGATAAATTAGTAGACCCTGTTATATTAGCATTTAGTGCATTGAAGAATTGATTTGCAGTAACATTAGCACCAATAATATTGGCTGTTGCTGTAACATTACCCGAAGTATCTACGTTAAGTAGTGTACCAACACTTGTAATATTTGGTTGACTGCTTACAGTTACATTACCGGCATAGTTTGCAAAGTTTGCTAATGGACTGTAATTTGCATTACCTACACCAGTTAAGAATGCACCATTACCAAAATAGAAATTAGCTGTTGCACTGTTTCCTAAATTAGTATTACCTGCTGTTATATTTCCAGTAACACTTAAATTGGCTAATGTACCAACTGATGTAATGTTTGGTTGAGCATTTGTTGTAACTGTCCCTGCTGTATTTGCATTTCCGTAAAATCTACCTGTAAAGAAGTTTGCAACAGCACTGTTTCCTAAATTAGCATTACCTGCTGTAACATTTCCTGCAACACTTAAACTAGTTAATGTACCAACACTGGTAATATTTGGTTGACTACTTACAGTTACATTACCGGCATAGTTGGCAAAATTAGCAGTTGTAGCTGAGATACCAGTTAACTGACTACCGTTACCTATTAAATAATTTGCTGTAATATTACCGGATGCGGTAATTCTAGCAATAGTTATGTTACCGGTGCCAATGAAATTATTAGATACAATGTTACCTGATACAGATAAAATATTGTTTATACTGTCATAGGTAAATCCAGCATCACCGCCAAAGTTGCCAGCGTTGTTATATTGAACCTGTGTATTAGAGCCACCTGGACTACCGTTACCACCACCGCCATTGCCACCGGGTGCCCAAGTTAATCTGCCTTCACCATCTGTTTGTAAGAAGTATCCGTTCTCGCCACCGGTAATAATAATATTACCAGTTGGGCCTAAATTTGTTATACCGGTGACTGTTAAACCGTTTAGGGTGGCTATGCCGTTATCATCTATAACTACTATTGGTGGTATGCCTACTGATAATCCACCAACTAAACCAAAAGGTTCAAATGCCATTGTTCATCCTAAATTTATGTGATATATTATTTATCAATAAATCTGAATGAATACCATAGAAAAAAACACCCAGGTGTGCTTTTTATTAAATAGTTGATGCTTATAAGACAGCCAAACAGACCCCTATGTATAAATTGCAATGTATCATTGGCAAAACCCAATGGTGTGAGTAAACACGGCTTTACCAAGTGGCACAAGTACTGTGTTGATTGTGCTAAGGGTGCATATAACAGTAAGTTTGGTTACTTACTACACAAGAAAGATAAGTGTGAGAAGTGTGGCTTTGTACCAGAAGACAAATGCCAACTTGATGTTATCTATAAAGATGATAACAAGAAGAATAAAGATAAACGCAATCTAAAAACATTGTGTGCCAACTGTAATAGATTACATCAGAAAAAACTAAAAGAAAAACGTAAAAGTATTTTGGATATTACAAGCGACACTGATTATACTATTTAATAGCTTTTTTCCTCAACAATCGTGCTACCTACAAGTTTGTTGATTTGTTTTTTAAGACTGGAACGCAAATCGTTTTTAAGATAGACTTGTCTTGCGGCATTAATAAACGCATCATCAAATAATTGTTCTTTTTCAGATTGGCGTTTGTAGTTTTCAATATGCCAAAGCTCTACATTGACTTTGTATAGTTGTTGTTGCAGTGGATCTACATTATTCAAATCTAAGTTTAACTCATCTTTAAGTTCTTCTAATGATTGAAGTTCTTTTTCAATGTTAACCAACTTATCTTTATCTTTGATAAGCTTTGATTTAATTTTTAGTATGGTAATTTTGTCAATCAGTTCACCTACTGATATTGGAGCAAGTACAATCATACGTTTATATAGTACGTATTTTAGCTAGCCTAAAAAATTTAAAGATTGATAACCACATATAACCCATATCAAACTCAAACCATTTTCTACTTAGCTTAGGATTTGCTGGTTCTAAATGATGATTGTTATGTAGTTCTTCTCCACCTATTATTATTCCCCAAGGACTGATATTACGACTATGGTCTTTAGTCTCTCCATTACGATACCCTATCCAATGTCCTATGCCATTGATTACGCCGGCTGCCCAGAATGGAATCCATATCATTTGTATAGCCCAAATTAGTATTCCCCACCATGAAAAACAAAGTAAATTTACAAGCAATAACAAAACAATTCCTAAACGACTATGCTTACTGTATACATTTTGTTCCACCCAATCATCAGGTGTTCCTACACCATATGAATTTACCATTGTTTTATCTTTACTAGCAGTATGGTATAACAATGCTCCTTTGAACAATACATTGTATATTCCAAAAACGTGAGGTGTATGTGGATCTCCCTCAACATCACTATATCTATGATGTTTGCGATGTATTGCTACCCATTGTTTAGTAACCATACCGGTTGTCAACCACAACCAGAATCGCATAAAGTGACTGAGTATAGGATTAAATTGTATTGCTTTATGTGCTTGACCTCTATGTAAGAATAGAGTAACACATACTATAGTGATGTGTGTAACTATTAAGGTATATAATAATTCGTTCATTAGATATTTATCACCAACAAAAAAGCACCCCGAAGAGTGCTTGATTGTAACTTCCCATCCCGTTGAGATATTGTATTTATGCTATCTTACGCTTTTTGCCACCAAGTTGCCAACCATCATCTAAGTAACTGTGTAGTGTGTCTTTCTTTACTTTCTTCTCGGTATTGTCTTTGTTGATACTTATGTTGCCTAATACTGCGTTGGCTACATTAGCTCCGTGTGTTTTAACTTTTGCTACACCTTTTTGTTTTACTGACCGTTTAATCTTTTCTTCTTCACTCATAGGACCTTTAGGTTTTCCCGTTGAAGCTAAACTTTGTTTTTGTCTAGTTTCTTCACTATGTGTATAACCTGCTCTACTTTCTTTCCATTTTGTAATTGTTTCTTCTGACTTAGGTGCTCTTTGTAATGCGGCATTTCTTAGATTTTCTCTATGTTCATCTGTTATCTCTACTCCACCTTTATTCCAAGGAACAAGGTTCTTAGACTTCATTAGTTTAGAATGATACTCCGCGTGTTCTATTCTATATTTTTCATAAACTCTTGCAGTAAAAATAGTTTGATATCTTTCTTGGTGTTCATTTTCTGCCCTCATCCCCATTAGAGCATACACCATCTTATGATAGTATTCACCCTCAGTCATTTTTACTAATAGCCAATGACAAAGAAAATGTTCTCTACAAGACAAATATACTAGATTACTTTTATCATTACTTCCTCCTAATGATTGAGGAATAATATGATGCCGTTCTCTACCTCGGGCTTTTTTCCAGCCTCGTTGAACTGCTTTCTCAATAGTTGAGAAGTATACTTTGGAATAGAATTTATTTGTGAACATAATAGTATTTATGCCAATACTTGACATTCCACTATTATATCATAAAAAAGAGTGCCGAAGCACTCTTTTGATTGGTGATTGTCCCTAAAGACAATCGGATGTACCCAATTTCACTGAAAAGTAAGATTTTGTACTGCTATTTCCCCAACGTAATCAGCCGCATTACCGAAAGATGATGCAGTGTTAGTTAATTCGATATAACCATAACGTGTCATAAATGATACGACTGGTTCGAATGTTGATGGATCTAGAACAACACCACTGCTCATCAATGGAATGTATGGGCAATAGAATGCTGCCGCGTCAGTTTCGCTTGAACCTTTATAGCCAACTAATACTGGTGTAGTATCAGGAGCATAAGAGTCAACGAACACACGCATAGCGCCGTTCAATGTACCAACGAACTTAGTGTTAGTTGGAGCTTCGAAAGTACCTTCTGTTGTACGAGCAAACGCTGAAGTAGTTGCAGATTGCAATACTGTCAATGCGGCGCTAGAAACAACAGCCCAGTTACCTGCGCCACGACGTGTACGTTGGGCGATCAAGTTAGCAACACGGTTGATAAGAACAGCTAAGGCAGCGTGTTCGTCACCAACGTAAGTAGCTGTACCTGATACAGTAGCTTGGTTGTATGTATACTCTGTAGATGCTAATGTACGCAATGACAATAGAATCTCTTGGTCAATCTCAGCAGTAATCTCTTGTGCAAGAGCTGCCATGATTTCTGCTTCTACGTCAATACCATGTTGAGACTGTGCATCTTGTGCTGCCTCAAATGTCCAACGTGCTTGCAACTTACGTGACTTAGCTTCAACGGCTTGACGCAAGATTTGAACAGAAATCTGACGACCTCCGTTACCTTCAAGAGCCGCAGTGTTGTTACCTGTGTAACCTGTTGCAGTTGCATCATTAGATGGCTGACGTGAATATGCTTGAGCAATAGTGAATGGGCTCAATGCTTCTTGACCAGCAGTAACGCTAGTCTGAGCGGCAGAGTTGTCCACTAAGTTTTGTGCATAACGTACACGTAGTGTATGGATCTGACCTACTGGGCCAGTCATTGGCTGAACGCCAACCAACTCGTTAGCAATAACAGTTGGCATAACACGACGGATAACTGGAAGAATCACACGGTTTAATGTAGCGATGTTACCAGCAGTAGTTGTTCCTGCTGAAGATTCAGCAAGTAGTTGTTTCTTAGTATTTTCTAAGATAACACCCATAGTTGAGCGGCGAGTGCCCTTTAAGCCTTCTAACAGAGCTTCCTTGGTCTCGTCCCAACGGCTTTCTAATAGAACTTTTGACATTTATATTTCTCCTAATCTATGTCTTTTTAATTAAAGCCCTGCCAGACGCTTGATATCTATAACGTTATCACGTTGTTCCATATCAACTTCTTGTTTGGCAGCTTTATCCCCTGTAACTTCACTAATCATCTTTGACTCAGTTAAGCTAGACTTTACAGCCTTCTTAGTAGAGCCAGTGTTTAGTACGGCTGGTAGATACTTATCGAAAGTAGCTTGCAGTTTACCTGTTTGCACACTTTCTAGTAAGTCCTGCATTACTGTTGCTTTTTCCTCATTTAGAGTAGAAAGTAACTCAGTCATAGTTTTCTCACGAATATTAGACTCTTTAATAATACGAACTTCACGTTCTTTTGATTCAACTAACTTTTTAGTGTTGTTGATTTGTGTAATAGATTCAGCTAGTTGACGTTCTTTATCTTCTAGTTTTTGCATTAGTTTTCTTGTCTCAGCTTTATCATTTAAATGAGTAACTGAAAATTCACCTGCAAAGCTTTCAAAAATTCTGCGACCAAAGTTATTTTCTTTAGCAACTTTAATATCTTCTTTCAACTGGCTTAATTCACCCTTTAACTGTCCTGCTACAGCGATAGACAATTTCTTAGCAGATTCAGCAACAAAACGTGCTTTCAATGCTTCTAATTGTTTACGACCTTCAGCAACTAACTTAACCTTAGCTTCAACAACTGCCTGTTTATCTTGAGCGAACTCTTTGATTTCACGGGCTAGTGCGTGAACAATAAATTGTTCTAGCTTCTGTTGACTTTCTTTAGCGATCATACGGTCTGAACGTAGTTCACGGATTTCTTCGGCTAGTTTAGTAACCATAAAATCATTGAATTTTGTAGCAGATTCACGTAGTTTCATTTGTGCTTTCACACGGTCTTCGTTCATTGCTTGCTTCTCAGAGTGAAATTCTTCAATTTCTTCTGATAGGCTTTCTGTAACCATCTTGTCAAGGGCTTCTACCATTACGCTTCTGTCATGTTCATAACGTTGTGCGAATTCTTCGTGTAATTCTGCACGGACTTGCTGGCGGGCTTCATTCAATTTAGATTCCCAGGCTTCATTTAACTGTTGCCCAATATCTTCATTGATTAGTCCACTGTCAAGTAATGGCTTGATAGCATCAAACATGCTTATTCCCCTTTGTTAATTTTGAGATCCTTGATAAGGCGCATTACTTCCTCTTTCAAGTACTTCTCTACTTTCTTGTCGCCTCTTGCGTCCTTTGCAATATCCAACAATTTATGACCATGACGCATATTCATCATACCTTCATAGATTGCTTTAGGATACGCATTTGGTGCGCTAGGTTGTGCAACAATATCCACGGTGACTATTTCAAAGTCACTTACTTTGCCGTTCATGTCGTCAACGTTTCCGCTTCCACGACTTGATACGCCGAGTTTCACACCACTCTCCAACATAGTTTTAACTAATTCACCCATTGGAGTTGGTAAAATCTTTAATTTGCCGAAGCCATTAGCTCCGTCCATCCACATAGATGTAATCATATGTGATACACGGTCTAAGTTAATCTTTAAATCGTCTGGGTGATCTACTTCACCTAATACTGAGTAGCCACTTGTAATTTGTTCGTTAAGAGTACCGACGGCAGTTTCAATTTCAGATACGGGGTAAACACGCTCATTAGCGTTCTTTACCCCACCCTGAATGAAGATTCCCTTCATATAAAGGTTCTTCTTGTCGCCTTCACTGACAGACTCAACCACCATACCTGCGCGGTCAAATGTCAAGTGCTCTTTAAGATAAGCCATTTTCTCTCAGATTCCTTAAATGCGTCTTTTAGTAGTAGTTCTACGTGACTCTGCTACTGGACTACGAACTTTACCTGCTTCGTCTTTAGTGACTGGCTTAGGTGCGGCTGTTAAGTCTGCATTGTTTTGTGCTGGTGCATTTTTCCACTTGTTAGCATCTTTTACAGATGATTCACCTTTAGTGTATGCATTACTAGGGCCTTTTGGTCCTGTTGGAACTGATTCACTAGAACCACTGAACTTAACTGGTCTAGAATCCATTCCAGCTTGACCGCTGTTAGCGTCTACTGTGCTCTTATTTTGAACACCATTGTCACCGTGAGTAACAGAAACTTTCTTCAATGTGATAGCTTCCATCATTGCATCTTCTTCATCATCGGCTGCACCAAAGTCAGCGTCAGCATCAGACATATCATCTTCAGCGTCAGCCATGTCATCGTCAGCTTCAACTTCATCGTCATCACCAGCCATGATATCTTCAAATTCAGCCATTAATTGGTCTAATTTATCTTCTAGGTCAACAACACGGTCTTCTAAATCTTCTTCACCATCCATATCATCTTCACCGGCTTCAATGTCGATTACTTCATCTTCATCAGAATCAAACTCTAAGTCGTCATCTTCACCTTCAGCCATACCTTGTTCTTCAACATCGATCTCGTCAAGTAGATCACCTACTTGACCGCCCATGCCTTCACCCATTTCATCATCCATCATTCCCTCATAGATTTCGCGGCTTTTCTCAACTACGATATCGTGAAATAATGCACGTGCTTGTTCTTCATTCTCATTGATAATTAAATCAATAAGTTGTTCAAATTTTTTATTGTCCATTGTTTGTCTCCTGAATGTAAATGGCTTTGTAGAGTTATTTAGTGGGTATCAAAAAAAATAGCACAATAAGTGCTATTTTTTTACGTTTTTGTTTAAACTACTCGTTAAACTGTTGGTGCACCTTCTGCTTTGGGTGCATATTGTTGATGTATCTTTTTAAGATAATTGACTTTTTCATAATTACGTACATCATTCATCTTACGTAATTTGCGAATCTGTTTTAATGTTAACTTTGTTTTACGGCTTTCTCTCCACTTTGGTTGACTGTTATCAGCACTTACGTCTTGATAACCTGCTGTAGCTGGATCGAACATTTCAAACAGTTTCATTTGGTATTTCCTATAATGTATTTATCACCGAAATGAATAAATAAAAGTGTAGTTCGCGGCTGGCAGGCCCAACTACTCTAATGCTTAAAAGAGCAATCAGTATGAATATTTATCTATATAAGAAAACTCACAACATAACCGAGTTACAGTATTTAGGCAAAACAACAAAAGATCCATTCAAATATAAAGGATCAGGTGACTATTGGGTTTCACATATCAAAAAACATGGGTATGATGTCACTACTGAAATCATTAAAGAATGTCAAACTAATGATGAAGTAAAATATTGGGGTTTGTATTACAGTAATTTATGGAATGTAGTTGATGACCCAAATTGGGCTAACATGAGACCTGAAGAGGGTAGCGGCGGGGCTACTAGAACCGGGACAACACAATCAAGTAATATGAAGGAAAAGGTTAGTGGACAAAATCATTATACTAAAAAGAATGGTTATGATTTAACTAATCATCATAACAAAGAATGTGACAAAAGAGGACCAAAAAATTCTAGATATGATCCAACTATATATAAATTTGAAAATATACAAACTAATCAACTTGAATTCTCTACTAGATATAATTTAGCAAAAAAATATAATTTAAATTTAGGTAATCTAAGTAAAGTATTCAGCGGTAAATATAAACACTGCGGTGGTTGGAAACTTATCTAATTACATGCCCGTGCCACCTGGCGCTGGCATATTCTGTCCTGGTTGAGCTTGTCCTGGTACTGGTACTTGACCGGCTGCCGCTAGTGATGGATCCATTGGCATTTCTTCTGCGGCAGTAGCATCTTCACCTGTTTGCATATCAGTTTCAATATCCCCAACCGATACACCAATTCCACGTAAATCACTACCTTGTGGTTCAATGTTAATCTCTTTGTCATTTTCTTCACGCCACATTTTTTCGTTTTTAGCGATTTCTTCTTCAGTTAGTCCCAAGAAGCGTTCCATAGCAAAACGTTTACTGATATATGGATAAGCTTCAACTGCTGTAAATGAACCCATACGTGCTGTATCTAGTTCACTTTGACGATAGGCTGCAAAGTTTTGTGGTGGATTAAATGTTAAGTTAAACAATCCACTGTCAATATTCAATCCTCTCCAGCGTAAGAATAACTTGAATTCTTCATCAAGTTTTCTAACCATATAATTCTGTAATCGTTCGCAATATTGATTGAAACGGAACTCTTGAATCATAGCGGTACCAACACGACCATCACTCATAGGAGTAACATTGTCATCAGGACCAGTAGGTAAATAACTACTTGGAACACGTAGTCCACGTGCTAATCTATTATTGAAATAACGCAAGTCATCAATCTCACCCAAATTCTGTCCACCGGGTAGTAAATCAACACTTGAACCACGACCATCAGCAGTAACTGGGAAGAAGTAATCTTCGTTCATACTTAATGGATTGTATGTTGCATCAACCATACTGCCACCACCGTGTGTGCTTGGGATACGTCTTTGATGAATTTCATTCTTAATACGTTCAACGAATGCCATAGCCATATGACTTGGCATATTACCAACGTCAATCTTAAACACTCTACGTTCAGGTGCTCGTTGTACACGATAGATAAGAACCGCGTCTTCTAATAGTTCTTTTTGCTTATAAACTTTAAAAATGTTCTCTAAAATACTTTGTCCAAAAGGCCAAAAACGATCCAAACCTTCTGTTAAACTTAAATGAACAACGTGTTTAGAATCAATAGCGGCTTCATTAAATCCTAAACTGAAACGACTACCAGTTGTATTATAAGGCATACTT